CATGGCAAAAGACCAAGCAACCCCAGAAACTGTAGCTGACGCTACTAAAGATGGCAAAGCACGAAACACTGACACTAGTGTTGAAGGCGTTACATTTGAAAGTCCAGTTCCAGTACAAGAAAACTTAGGTCCAGTATCTGAGGAAAAAGCGAAAGAAGTAAATGGCTATAAAGGTCACAAAAACATCGCTAGTAAAGTCAAAGAAGACCAAGAAGCTAAGGGTCGCAATCGTGACGACGAAACTTCTACAGGTGCAAAGTTCTTCTAAGAACCCATCTTGACTTTTGATTTATAGTATGCTATATTAAATTAGCACTCTACTAAAGCTCATGGACTACGTACTGCCGATTACGTATAGAGCCAGAATCATACAGGCAAATTAATACTAGGAAGCTCTCGCAAGGGGGCTTCTTTTTTATGTTGACATTATATATATACCTGTTATAATATTTGTATGAGCACACGCAAAAACCAGAAAATGATTTATGTCTCAGATGATAACCTAGAGTTTTATGAGAACATGAAGGACAAATCTGAATGGATTAATAAGAAACTAAAAGAAAAACGCCTAGAGGGCTATGTAGAAGATAAGTCTACTGAGTTCGAGAATAAGATTAAACGATTACACCAAATGGATATTGTAGAGGAACTTAATGGATAACGAAGTAGGCTTAACTGACGCACAAAACCAGAAGATTCTTGAAATCAGCAAGAGCTTCTATCGTTATGCTAAAGGTAATCTTTATATAAAAAGCAAAGACGCTGAGATTGTAAAGTTTGAACCCAACATTGCACAAAGAGCTTTGATTGAACGAGTAGTCTATTTACTTGAAAACAACCTACCTATACGTATTATCGTATTGAAAGCACGACAAATGGGATTGTCTACAGCTATTGAGGCTCTCATTTACTGGTACACAACAACACACAAGAATGTTACAGCGGCTATTATCGCACACGAAGACCCAGCTTCACGTAACTTGTATAATATGTTTAAGAGGTATTATGATAACAGCAATCCACTATTTAAGCCTAATCGTAAGTATGACACTCGGTCTGACCTTACTTTTGGACTTCAAGACAAAGATGGTAACGAAATCGGTCTTAACTCTGTTATCAAGACTGCTACAGCTAAGAATACAGGTGCTGGACGCTCGGACACGATTCAACTTGTCCATGGCTCGGAGGTTGCGTTCTGGGACAACGGTGAAGATTTGGTCGGTTCGTTAATGCAGACTGTTCCTTACAGGAAGAACACTATGATTTTCCTTGAGAGTACAGCTAACGGACGAGGTAACTTCTTTGCAAAGATGTGGGATAAGTCTGTTAAGGGCGACTCAGTATTTGAGACTTTCTTTTTTCCTTGGTGGATTCAAGAAGAATATGCATTTCCTGGTGAAAAGATAGAAGAATACACTATTGATGAACAAGATGTAGTAGACCTAATGCGTGAAGGTATTACGATTGGTAATGAAACATACATTGTACCAGAGAATATGATTGATGATAAGATTCGATTCCGCCGACACAAAGAACGAGAGTTCGTTGCAAGCCCAGAGCTTCTATACCAGGAATATCCATCTACACCACACGAAGCATTTATTGCTAGTGGTTCTACAGTATTCAACGTGAAAGCACTTGCTCACATGGAAAAACTTGTAAATGACGCACCTACATATTCAATCCACGATAATGATTCTCGTGAACCCTATGTTACAGAAGACAGACATGCTAAACTAAAGATATGGTATATGCCTGAGCAAGGGGAAGAATACGTTATCGGAGCCGATGTGGCAGAAGGTATCGAAGGTGGAGACTTCTCAGTAGCAGATGTCATACGTGTACGAGACATGAAGACCGTAGCTCGTTTGCGAACAGACCGACTAGACCCTGATGAGTTTGCCCATGTATTGGATAAACTTGGACGCCTTTACAATTACGCACTAATCGGACCAGAGATTAATAACCACGGTTTAGCAGTTGTTCAAAGATTGCGTGATTTGTTTTATAGTAACCTTTACAAAAGGGAGACAGGTTTAGATGAAGTATTTGAAACATCGACTACAAAATTTGGTTGGAAAACTACGACTATTACAAAGCCGCTTGCGATTGACTATCTCGCTGAAGCAATCAGAGAGGGACTTGTCAAAGATGAGGACATTGTATTTATCGAAGAAGCGTTCTCGTATGTTAGAGATGAGAAGGGCAGAACGAATGCGGAATCTGGTACACATGATGATACGGTTATGGCAAAAGCTATAGCCTTGCAATTATGGGACTGGTCTGCTAATAATAAGAAAGAATTAAAAGTTATAAAGCCTACTGGCGTTAAGAAGCATAAGGTGATAAGATAAGCATATGAATGAAGATAAAATAGCACCAGATTTGACCGAGGCTGATAAACAGCAACGTCGAGACGACACGGTTGAGGTTTACGAATCACAACTTGTTGAATTAGTAAACAAAGATTTTAAGAATGCACGAGATTATATTAAGAAGTTCAAACAGAATGTTTGGGACGACTGTTGGTCAGCATATAATAACATACGAACAAAACGAGGATATGACGGTGTTGCAGATGATTTTGTACCTGAGACCTTTACTATTGTTGAGTCGATTAAAGCTAACATCGCTGGTGGTAAACCTAAGTTCAACTTCGTTCCAATTAGGGAAGAACAGAACCAAGAAACAGAAGTAATCAATGACCTAGTAGATTTCTACTGGGACCAAAATAACATGACAGAAAAAGTCCAAGACTGGGTACAAGATATGCTTGTATACGGAAATGGTATTATGATGGTTTCATGGGAAGGCGACATGCCTCACATGACAAACATTCCTTTGCGTGACTTCTTCGTTGACCCTACTGCTACTCACATGAACCGCCCAGGAACTCCTGGCTATCCTAAGTATGCAGGTTATCGTTTCCTCACCACTGTAGGGGAACTAAAAAACCGTAAGATTGTTGACCCTAAGACGGGCGATATGAGCTTACTCTACCAACACCTAGATGACATTGGTGAACTTAATGAAGACGACCCAACAGACAAGACTGTTAAAGAAAAGCTACTCGGTAGTACACTTCCCGATAAAAAGGGACAAGTAGAAGTAATTGTTTATTACACACGCAAGAAAAAGATTGTTATTGCTAACCGTGAGACTCTAATCTACGATGGCGAAAATCCATACAAGCGAGACAAGAAGACTAAATCTGTTACTCGTATTATTGATATGGCTCCTATGACTACTGATATTGAGTTCCCAGAAATCAAGGGTTTTCTACCATTTGCAATTCTGCGAAATTATGTTGATACTAGTTTATTCTACGCTAAGGGTGATGTTGAAGTTATACTTCCACGACAAGAACGACTTAACGACATCTCTAGCCAGAAGACGGACAACCTGACTTACACAATGAATAACATGTGGCAGATTGACCCACAATACAAGCACTTGGCTGAACAGATTGAATCATTCCCTGGTGCAGTCTTCCCTCTACCTCAAGGTGCATTAACCGCAATCGAAAAACAATCTATTGGTGCAGACGCAGACAATGAGATGTATCGTATTAAAGAAGAAATGCGTCGAGCTACAGCAGCTGACGAAGTTATCCAAGGTGTATCACAAGACAAGGGACGTATTACTGCTACAGAGATTCAAGCTCAGATGAACCAAGCTTCACAGCGATTCTCTACTAAGCTTACGAACCTTGAAGACGAAGGTTACGCACAACTTGGACGTATTATCTTTAAGATGGTACAAATCTTTGTAGACCAAACTATGGCTGTTAAAGTCATCGGTGCTGACGATGGTATGAAGTGGCGAGACTTTGACCCTGAGGAATACTCTGGTCAATACGAACCTAAGGTACAACTTGATAGCACAACCAAAGCAGTTCGTGCCGAAGAAGGTCAGAAGTATGCTCTCATCCACCAGATGTTTGCACAATCGCCTTACGTTAACCAGTTCGAGTTTACAAAACTTTACCTTGAAGCTATGCTCGATATGAATGCAGATAAGTTGAAGAAATTAGTTGTTCAACCACAGGAAAACCCAGCTCCACCAATCGCTCCACCAGAAGCAGGCGGACAAGGCAGAAGTATTCAAAACCCAGGTGGTGTACCATCAGGTCCACTTCCAGTAAGCATGTAATTAATAGGAGACCAATACAATGGCAAAAGATAATCAGAACGCACATTTACAAGAACAAATCGTAGCACAATGGGTAGCATTCTCACGTACAGATGCATATAAAGACTGGATTCTCAGCATGGAAGAAACAATCGCCCTTATTCAGGATAATGTTGATAACATGACAGAATCTCGTCCTACTGCTATACCAGGAGTATTAACCAAGCAAGCTATTGATAGTGAGCGAGCTGCTCTAATCAATCAACGCAAAATGGGTATCAAGTATGCATTACAGTATCCACAGCTACGAATTGAAAGCTCTCAAGAATAATCTTCGAGAAAAGTGTTGACAGCACTAAACAATAGTGTTATAACTATAACTGTACTACTGTAAAAACGTAGTCACCCAAAACTAATCAAAACAATCAGGAGTATCCATGACGGAAACTACAACCCCTACTGAAGAAGTAGTAGATACACCTGTTGGCTCTGAGCAATCAGACTTACCAGCAGATAATACTAATGAACCAGCGGTTGACTCAGTTGAAGATACTGCGTCCGAGGAAACTACGGAACCAGGCTCGATAGACTCACCAACCAATGGAGAGGATGAGCAATCAAAGGTTGACGCAGACCTCAAACGATTCGCCAAAAGCCAAGGATTTGACCCAGACAATTTGTCAGATGGTGAAATTAAAGCTTTAGGTATTGCCCACAAGCAAGTAAAAGAGACTCGTAAGCAACTTGAAACACAAAATAAAGGTGCAGTTGAAAAAGCTGTAAGTGAGATTGATAAAGAATCTGACCTACCAGACCGTGAGTACTTTGAGTTTCGTTTGAAACAAAGAGACATGGTTGACAGCATTCGACAGTACTGGAATGAAAACCCAGATGACAAGGCATATGAAGCCGAAGCTATAGCTTTACTCCAATCGGAGAAAGAGCAATATGGTGACGACGCTATGTTACGTTTGGCGGGCAACATGCCACGTTTAGTTCGAGAAGCTAAGCATAACGCTGGTGCATTTGACCCAGAAGTTATTGCCGAAAAGGGACGCAAGGAAGAAAGAGAACGTCTGAACAAGTTACAATCAGGCTCAGCAGATGGTGCACACGCTTCAACGTCTGACACACCAGTAAAAGATGAGGTCACAGTAGACTGGATTAAAGCAGAATACGACCCTACAAATGCTGAACACCGAGCGAAACTTGATAAGTTTATGAATGGTGGCGGGAAAGTATATTAAGTATTTTCCACTAAGGAGTCCATCACATGGCAACTTTTCCAATGAACACTCCTGCCAACTCACCTGTCGTAATTGACGAAGTCTGGGCTAAAGAAATCCTAGAAAACCGACGTAATCGTCTGGTTATGGAACAATTAGTTAACCACGACTATGAGGGGCAGATTAAGAACCACGGTGACACCGTTCACATTATCTCACTACCTGACATGGTAGCACAGGACATCGTTCCTGGTACTGAGATGACAGTCACTCCACTTGTACCAACCGAACAACTCTTGGTCATTGACCAGTACAAGGGTGTACCAGCTGAAGTTCAAGACATGCTTATGAAGCAGTCTACATACGACCTTCGCCGTCCATACACTGAGAAAATCGGATTCGCACTAGCAGACGCTATTGACAAATACCTTATCGGTATTGCACTAGCAGGTGTGGCAGGTGGTAACACCTTGACTGCTGTTTCAGCATTGAACAAAGCAACTCTTGTAGCTGCTCACGCAAAGCTTGACGCATTGAACGTACCTACAGAAGGTCGCTCACTCATCATCAACGGATTCGGTAAAGCCGACCTTCGTCTAGACCAAGATATGACTTGGGCTGACCGTCAAGGTAATGGCGTATCAATCTCTGGTGCTGGTTACGCAGGAACTATCTATGATACTCCTGTATACGTAACAAACCAAGTTCCTAAGATTAATACAAACGTAAACTGGGGCTTCCTCCTACTTCACCGTGACGCACTTACGGCTGCTGTACAAATTGACCCAGAGGTTGAAACAGACCGACGTATTCTTTCTAAGAGCTGGATTGTTGCAGGCTCAACACTATTCGGTGGTAAGGTTATTCGACCAGACCACATTGTAGTGATTCCACGAACAGTCTAGTCCTAATAGGATAAGATAATATTGACCCTTGCTATTGCAGGGGTCTTTATTATGTGTTATAGTAACTTTAGCAATAATAATTACAAGGAGAAATTAACTTGGCTAACACACAACAAAGAGTTACCAACATTACAGGAAATGCACAATCTACTCCTGCTCTTAACGTGTCAGAATATCGCACTCTAGTTGTAGATGTTTCTGGTACTTTTGTAGCAACCGTACAAGTCCAGACCTCGATTAATGGTACAACATGGCGCAACGTAACAGGGTCTACATCAATTCTAAACTTGACTTCTGGTGCATATCTAGCAAGCGGTAACGTATCCGTAGCTAGTGTATATGCTATTGACATCTCATCTTTCCAATTCGTAAGATTAACTTCTACTGCTTTTACTTCTGGTACTATGGTACTCGAATATAACACAGTAACTACTGGTAACTTAAACCCAGCAGGCAACGCTAGTACAGTCGCTGGAACGGTTACTTCTAACCAAGGTACACTTGTTTCTGGTACAGCAATCAGCGTAGTTACAGCAGCTACCACTAACGCTTCTGTTCAGAAGTCTACGGCGGGTAACTTGTTTGAAATTACAGCTTCTAACCCTACAGCTACAGCAGCCTATCTAAAGGTTTATAACAAATCAACAGCTCCAACAGTAGGTACTGATGTGCCAGTTATGACACTTCCAGTCCCAGCAGGTGGTTTTATATCTTACGTTCCAGGTGGACAAGGTAAACGATTAGCTACTGGTATAGGTATCGCAGTTACAGCGGGTATGTTAGCTACTGATACAGCAGTCGCAGTTGCAGGTGTACAAATTCACGGAACATACATTTAGGAGTAATATATGGCAGCTACATTTGAATATAATGAAGATAACGGAGCACAAACAGGAGCACCAGCAAAAGGTACTGTTCGTAATACTGCTGTTACACAGGTTAACTGGAAATCAGTTGACGATGTAGCTACTGCTTATAGTGCAGCTCCTATCAACGCTGGCGAGAACAGCTTTTCTAAGTATCAATTTGGTAAGTTCACGGGAACATTTAACCAGATTAGTAATGGACTTTGGTCTCATACAGCAGGAGCATTACCTACTAACACGACTCTTTATGGAGCAGTTACTAGTACGTATGCTACGCCAGCTCAAACAGCAACAGCAGGTCTTTTAGACATAAGCTCAATCACGGCAATCACAGCAGGAACAGCAGTTAGTTTTTCTACCGTTGGTCCAGAAGGTGCTTCGCCTACATCAACGCTTAGTGCCGCAGGTTACACGCAGTATCTTGCAACACAAGCACGAACCACAGGTTCAGCGAGTCCAGGAGACAGCGGTAATATTACGCTTACACTCCGATACTCAGAAAACTAATAAGGAGAAGACAATACAATGTCTACAGTATCAAAACCACTAGACTTTCTCTGGACAGCTTACTTAGATAACGAAGTAGTTATCGAGCAACCAGAAGATGACCACTATAGCAAACATGATGAATCAGCAGAATGGAATCCATCTGCCTTTCGAGACGTTCTTGACAGAACTGATGAGGGTATTAAGGTGGAACTATTCGTGCTTGTCGGTGATGGCACAGTACATACAGTTGATTTAACTCGTGGTAGATTCACTATAGATGGAACAGAAATAGAACTAGGAGACGAATCTGACAGAGCGTCTGACCGCAAACTAATTTACTACAGAACTGTAGAAAAAGATTGGATTGACGGAGAAGAACAGGAAGCTCGTATTGTCGGTTATAGTTTCGGTTACGAATATACTGATAATAAGGATAGGGTTCAAAAGAAAGTAATCACACTAAATGGCTGAATATAGAAAGAACTTGGCAAATGCAATAGTAGGAACAATGACTGCTTCTACTACTGCTACCTCAATTCCACTTCAAGCGGGATATGGTACAACCATGCCAGCAGTTCCTTTCTTTATGACCTATACTCCTCCTAGTCAATTATCTACTATGGGCAACAGTGAAATTGTACTTGTTTCGGCGATTAGTGTTGATACGCTGACGGTTGTCCGTGCACAGAAAGGTACTACGGCTCGTTCAATCGGAACTGGTTGGATTTGTAGTGCCTCAATCCTACGTGAAACATCTCTCGCAGTAGGTGACATTATTCAAACGCTTAACAGTACACCTCAAAATGGTCGTGTATTTATGGCTGGACAAGTACTTAATAAATCAGATTTTCCACTACTTTATGACCATGTTTTAAATAACGCAGGATATGGTACAACTACATCAACTACTTTTACATTAAAAGATATGTCTGGCGTTACTACTGCTGGTAAAAAGACTACGGGAGCATTTAATCTTGCTCTTGGTGCAACAGTAGGTACGGAAACACACCAACTTACGGCAGCCCAAGTTCCAAACTCAACTGGTTCTATCGGTCTTCATGGTGGAGAGAATGGTAGCTTCTTTGCAAATACTTCTGGTATGGTAACTGCTCAGGGAACTACTGGTCAGTATAAAGCTCCCCCAGGTTCAACTGGTGGCGCAAACTCTGTATTATATGGAGTAAACTTTAACCTTGGATTTGGTGGGGGTTCTCACCCAATTTTACAACCTACTATGGTAATTAACTATGAGGTTATAGCGAGCTAACAGATTAATCTCAATACAATGAGATAAAAGGCAATACAATGGCAACTTATTTTACAAACTTTGATGAATACCCAGTAGGAGACATAATAACCAGCGGACAATCTGACTGGGCTATTAAGATTGCCAATGGTACTTCTGATTTTCGTATACTTGATGGTGGTGACGCTGACGGCAAGTTTCTTCGTGTTTTAGCCTCTACTACAAATGGTTCTCGTGTACTAGGTTATAATCCACTAAATGGAGTCTCTGATAATATTGAGACTCTTGTTAAGTTCTGGATATTCAAATCTGGTAGCGATGGCAGTATTGGTCGCTATGGTGCTTCATATATTCGCTATGGTGGTACTACAGAAGCAAGTACTATAGGTTATGCAATCAGCTTTGTGCCAGTGTCAAGTGTTAAATCTATTGTTATGTATGAAGACTCTACAGGAGTTGTTCAGTATACAAACATGGCATGGGGAATGTCTACAGATTACTTTATTCGTACTCGTTTATCAGGCACATCAAGACAAGTAAAAATATGGGCAGCTAGTGTAGCAGAGCCAGGCACATGGACATTTAGTAGTACAGCGACTCCTCCAACGATAGGAACAGTATACTCGGGTGTAGGTACGTATCAAGCAGACAGCTATCTATACGTTAAACAGTTCTCAGCAGGTACGGGTGGCGACACTGCTCCTATGTATGCTATAACAAATAAAACTCAAGTAGGTCAGTTTAGGGTCGTAGTCGGACCCCCTACATCAGCTCCCGCAAATGGATATAGTGGTGGTTACGGTGGTATAGCGGGTTATGGTCAGGGCTACGCAACAGCTTACTATCCTACAGCTACTGTTCAAGAGAAAGACCAGATTGGTCAATTCAGAGTACGAGTCACCTTAGATAAAAATCAAATAGGTAAATTCCGTGTAAAGAAAACATTTGACCAATTACAAGTAGGTCAGTTTAGGGTACGTCAGACCTACGATAAGGTACAACTCGGTCAATTTAGAGTTAAGAAAGTATTTGACAAAACTCAAACTGGTATATTCAGAGTTAAGAAAACTTTTGATATTACTCAAATAGGTAAATTCTGGATTAGAACTCTTAATACAAAAGACCAAATAGGTCAGTTCCGTATAGCAAGTGAACCTTTACGTTTACAAATAGGTAAGTTCAGAGTCAAAGTTACATTTGATAAGCCTCAAGTAGGTTCGTTCCTTGTTTCAACACCCATAGACCGACCTCAAGCTGGTAAGTTTAGAGTAAAAAGTACTACAGATATCACTCAAGTAGGTCAGTTTAGGGTTCGCACGACCCCTGACAAGCTACAAGTAGGTGTATTCCGAATTCGTGTTACTAATACAAAAGATATTACAGGTCAATTCCGTATATCTGTTAAGTACGATAAAGCACAAGCTGGTAAGTTTCGTGTTCTTAATACTTATGACAAATTACAAACAGGTATATTTAGGGTTAAACTACAGAGTGATAGACTACAACTTGGTCGTTTTAGAGTAAGAACAACCACAAATATCACTCAAGTAGGACTTTTCCGAGTACAAAAGACTAATAATAAACCTCAAGTGGGTTCATTCCGAATAGAATATTTAGGAGTCAAGCCTCAGGTTGGTAAGTTCCGTATATATGATAAAAATACTATACCAGAAGTATTTATACCTAATGATAGGTACATTAATAGTAATGGTACTTATGGTTCTATTAAGTCATCTTCACCAGATAGCGGCAATCTTAATGAAGGTTCTAGCCCAGAAACTGGAACAATAAAAGTTAGCACAGTAGATAGCGGAATATTCATTATTGGAAATGACGACTTTGGTATTATAAAAAGTAATAATGATTATGTAATTCTACTATTTGAAGATAACTTTATATGGTTATCAGAAGATAATAAGGAAATTATAGTGGGAGAATTCACTAAAGATGATATAATAAATATGATATCAACAGAAGGAAGATTCATCGCAGGAAGAATAGAAAATGGCGACATACAAGAAGCTCTCTGAGTATGAAATTAACGTAGCACCGAACAGCGGAGATTTAATACCTACGCTTGTTTCTAATGGTGACGGAACATATCAGAACACACTTATTCAATATTCCTCTTTAAAGGGAGTTGCTGGTACTAACGGTACAAATGGACAAGGTGTCTCTACTGGCGGTAGTATAGGACAGGTATTAAAAAAGAATAGTGCAACAAACTATGATACATCATGGGGAGCATTAGATAAGGCAGCTGTAGGTTTAGGTAATGCAGATAATACTTCTGACGTTAACAAGCCTGTATCGACAGCAGTAACAGCAGCTATCGTAGCAGCAGTTGCAAGTGCTGTAGCTCAAGCAAAGCAAGAAGCTTATCCAGTAGGCTCAATGTACTTTAATGCAGATGTAGCAACTAACCCAGCTACGTTACTTGGTTTCGGTACTTGGGTAGCATACGCCGAGGGACGAGTTCCTGTAGGTAAGGCTGTGTCAGGTACGTTCTCTACAGCAGGTTCAACTGGTGGAGCTGAAACCCATACACTAAGCCAAGCTGAAATGCCCTGGCACACCCACGGTCAGTACGTCACCGCTAACTCTGGTCCTGCAGTTCGTAAAGACTATGTTGCCGATGCTGCGTCTGGTGCTTATGACCAAGGTCAACAAACACAACCAGCTGGTGGTGGTGGAGCACACAACAACCTGCAACCATACGTTACAGTTTATATATGGAGGAGAACAACATAATGAAAAAAGAATACATGCCAAAAAATTTGGCTATGCACCAAAAGGGCTACGATATCATGGACAAAGAAGCAAGAGACTTGTTCCATGGTCTCATTGTTATTAAAGAAGAAGTTAAAGAAGATAAAATAATAAATCACCCTCAATATGGTGATATTATAGTCACAATAGGTAACTATCTTCTAACTAGTCGAAAAGGAGAGAAAATAGGCATAACTCCTACTGACTTTGAGGCTCAATACAAAGAGCTTAACGTAGAGACAGACCCTATTGACTAAAGTAAAATAAGAGGATATAGTATACATATGAGTTACACATTAGCAGGAATTAGAAATAGGATATTAGTTGACAAACTTGATGACGAAGATTTCGACACACAAGTACTTGACAACTTTATTAATGACGCACAGCGAGATATCTTTAGTGAATTTGAACTGCCTTTTACGGAAAAGATTTTTACAGGTAATCTTCCACAGGGTGCATATATGTTTCAGTTCCCAGACGATGTTTCACATCTACAATCAATAGTTATCACAAGTCCTAGCGGTCAAGCGGTAGACATTAAAAATAAGTTCATGGACTTCCAGACATTCAATGGTCGTTTTCCAAGCCCAGTATCTACAGATGTAGGTTCAGTTATTAACTGGACATTATACGGAGGCAAACTTATTACATCTCGTCCTATTGACCTCGAATACAATATGACAATTTATTACAATAAAGTTCCAAAGACACTATTACAGGATAGCGATATCCCAGAAGTGCCAGCAGAATATGAAGAAGCACTCATCTTAGGTGCTTTCTATCGTGTACAATACCGTGAAGGTGATTCAGATGAAGGTCTACTTACTAAAAGCGAGTTCCGTGCAAAAATAGAACAAATGGCAAACCGATATGGCTTTAGAATAGGCGGAGGTCCGATAAGGATGAAGAACCGTCAAGTAGGCAGGTAGCCATGGCTAGTCGATTTAGTAAGGTACAGATTCCTAAAGTATCTGGTAATAGTACATCTGGTGATGTTATTACAAGGCTTGCTGGTCTTGATATGGTTAGTCCAGTTGATGAAATGCAACCAGGACGTACCCCTGAGGCACATGACTTTCGTTTATATGCACAAACATTAGGCGGTCGTGAAGTAGCAGTTTCTACGCGCAAAGGCTCAGGACAGTATGTTACTCCATTGTCAGAAGCCCTCAACGTGTCTAATACGTCCGCTACGGGCGCTAGTGACGTTAATGTGGGTATTGAGACGTTTATTCAGCTACAACCGTTTACAGCGGCTTCTACGGGGCGTTTAACGGCTATTGACTTACAGACAGCTACTAATACATCCAACTCTGCATTACGTATAGACATTTATAATGATGACGGCAATAAGCCCTCAACACGAATTACACGTTCCTCTATTTCAGACTTAGGGACTAGTTTTGCATGGCTTAAGGCTCGATTTCTCAATTCACCACTATTGACAATCGGTAACAAATATTGGATGGTAATATATCTTCAAGATGATGGTACTGGTTTAGCTAAATTAAAGACAAGTACAGTAGGCACTATGGCTTACGCTGGTAACTCTGGTATTTTAGGTGCAAGTATTCAGACATACGGTATCCTACATAGAGTATACACAGCCCCCGAAGCAAAACCATTAGGTGCTTATCGTTTTAATAGAGATGATACAGTGAACAGAACAGTAGCGGCTTATGGTACTACAATGTATATGGTTGACGAATCTACTAAAAATCTTAGTCCACTACTTACTGGACTCTCTGCTAGTGCTAGTAACTATTCATTTACAAATGGTGATGGTAAAGTTTTCTGGGTAAATGGATACGACCAACTCACAGCATGGGACGGAACGCTTGAGACATCAGCTCTCAATTTAGTTACTAACCCTAGCTTTGCAGTAAATACGACTAGCTGGTCAGCAATCAGTGGTTCAAGTATCGCCCGTGTTACATCAGACTTTCAATCTACTCCTGCTTCATTACAAGTTACAGCAGCTTCAGGTATTCGTGGTGCAGTTCTCTTGATAGGCATGGAAACTAATAGACGATACAAAATTAGTTACTATGTTAAAGGTTCAACTGCTACTGGTAACACATTTCTTACACTTAATAACGGTACTACGGCATTGGTAGGTACTACAAACCCTGTTACAACAGCATGGGTAAAGCGTGAGTTCTATTACACTCCTGGTGTAGACGTAACCTCACTTGAGTTTAAAGCCGCTAGTGATAATGTATTCATTGATGACGTTACAGTTCAAAACACAGGTATTGAATACATTATTGATACAGAACTTCCTATCCTTAAAGAGATTTGTTTCCACAAAGACCGTATGTTTGGTGTATCAGCAGCTGACGCTAACCGTATGGTATTCTCAGAGAATCCAGGAAATCCATCAAATTCACCAATACGTCAGCAATGGTACTATCAATGGCTTTCAGTATCGTTTATTTATGTTCCTCGTCCTAAGAATGGCTCACCAATCACAGCATTGATTCCATTCCAAGACAATCTAATCATCTTGACACAAGACATGAAATATGTTCTAAGTGGTTCTGACCGAGGGAATTACTTCCTCCGTGAATCAACTGGTAATGAAGGTGCTCTATCACGCAGGGGCGTAATCTCTGACCCTAACTACATCTACTTTGTAGCACATGATGGTATCTACCGATTTAATGGTGCAAAAGATGAAAAACTATCAGGATTAATTCAACCACTATTCGACAACTGTCCATTAAAGCATGAAATTACTTTAAACTTATGGAAAAGTCAAGTTCGTGCATACATGGCTTCTGAGTTTGCAAGCACACACGATATAACAGCTATCTTTAGTAATGACTATAGTGAATGGATGTTAGACACAGATACTTATGTATCACGAGCGTTGTTCTACTCAGACTCTGATGACCAGATGGAACTAGTAGAGTTTAGCTCACAAGTGGCAAGCCTCTATTACGCAGAAACCGATTTTAACTCTCTCGGTGCTCCGATTGACTTTGACTACAGATTGAAGTATGATTCAAGAGGATTGCCTGGACAACGTAAGAAGTTCAAACGATACTTCCCATTAGTCCAAGCAGTAGGTAAATCATTCCCAATTACTTTCGGTAGCGATAAGGATTTCGAGGGTGCACCTAGAGAAAAAGAACAGCAACTTAACGTAGGTGGAGCAAAAATTGGCGAGTTCTTCATTGACGATGGAACCATCATTACTGGTGCTACAGCGTTTAAGCCGAAGAAAACAGCTATCTCAGGATACTCTCGCTACATGCAATTCCAGGTACGCAGGGACGCTGTAAACAATCAAGTTGCATTCATGGGAGTGCAGTTCACATATAAAGCAAAGAAACTATAGGAGAATAATATGATAATTAACATTACCCCTATTGCACCAGGAGACGCTGCCTCACCAAACCTTTGGAACAGTAGGTATGCAGCTATTACGGAAGTCGTCAATGGAAACATTGATTCTGATAACCTTAAAAATGGTTCAGTAACAAGAGAAAAAATTGCAACAGGAGCTATTAGCTCTGATAAAATTGCAGTAGACCGTTACGTAGACGCTAATGGATGGACAGTAAATGACTTAGGCACAACTAAGACTTATAGTTATACAGTAGCAATCAATGGCGTAAGTATTATAAATGGTGCTCGTAAAGATAACCTTCCAGTTGTTCAGCCACCAGTGGGGCGTACACGAGACAATCTTGTATTTACATGTTCGTGGTATGGTGGTTATGCGGGACACGCAGTCCCTGGTATAGAAGCTGGTGCAGGAACAAGCATTGCTCCTATGTTAGGAAACCAATATGTTGCCTCAGGACTAGGTAATAGTCTTACATTTAATGGTGTAATCTACGTTCAGGCTACGGAGAAGATTTAATGATTTCGGTCATGCGAGCTACTCCTGGTATGTCCCCAGCTGATTTAGCTACGGTTATTAATAGTATCGCTGACCAACTTGAATCAGAGAATCGTACTAAAGTAGTACGTGATGAGTCGGGAGTAGACCGTGTTCTGATTGGTCGTGCTCCGAAAGGTAACTATGTAGTGGCTATTACAGTCCCTACAAAAAACGTCATTCAAGAATTGGATAAGTAATGGCTATCAATCCAGATAACTTCATCTTTCATTCAGACTTCTGGTATCCTGTAGGGTACTATTCTGGTACTAAGGAATATATCAACGTTGATATTCCTGCCAATTTTACAATGTCTGATAAGTATACCGACGGAGATTACTATAGTATATTCCTAGAATATCCTGGTCAGTCTACTATTGGTGAAAGATTTTTATCTGATACGATTATAAATTACACTGTTGGTAATGAACTCAGGGTATTTAAAGGTGCTCAATCTGCTGGCTCTAAGTTTACAGGCAACTTGCACTGGCGGATTTACCCTAAAAACCGAGTATTCAACTTTATATCACAAGGTACTTTAGAGCAAACCTCAAAAAGTCTTGATGGTTTTGTAATAGCACCAGGAGGAGTAAACTCTTGGGAAATAACTATTCCATCTGGCTTAATGGGTAAGTATATATTACGTGGTACATGGCAAATTGAAGGTCAAAGTGCAAATATTATTGCTGGTAACTCAAGTAATGGAAGCTTTTCGCCGTTTTATGATTATGCTAACAATTTAGTACGAGGATATATTACGACTTATCCAGGAGTATTAGCTGCTGGAACTAAGATATTTTATAAAATACAATTAATTTCTCTTACTCAAGACAGTCCTTATATTTTTAACTCAGATAAATATTCTTTTGCTTTACCTAGCAATTTAGACATAGACCTTACAGACTCTGCTACTATAGGTGCAAATACAACAAGAACTGTTAATGGTGCATGGATTGACATTCCTGGTAATAAAATTGCTTATGACTCGGTAGTAAAATGGAGTGGTCAAACAAACACAAGTAATCAACATTATGCAGAATTTCAACTAGCTACTAACTTAGTTGCTGTCACAAGTATAGAAACAAGTGGTATGCAAATACGACCAGTAATAAAGATAACAAACTATGCAGCTTCGGCTCAAAGTTACACTACTCAAATCTTTACTTTCCGTATTTTTATGTATCAGAACAATAATAGTGCTTAAAGGTATTAACATAACTGCAACTATATGTTATAGTATGCTAAGAGAATAAAATAAAAGGAACCTAAATGGCAGAACCAGTAGTACAATCAGTAGAGCAAATCGTTGCTGACCTTAATCCAGTTTACCAAGGAAGTATGGACGTTATCGCAAAGCGTCGAGCACAAATTCCTACACAGTTCGAGGCTCAACGCCAAGCACTAGGAGCTGAAAAGGTTCAGGGATTCAACACAATTAATAACCAGATGACAGGTCGTGGTATTTCTTTTGGTGGAATCACAGCAGATGAACAAGCCAACTATTTATCAACAAAATATCTTCCAGGTCTTACACAGCTTTCTACACAAGAGAATGACTCGAATCTAGCACTTGATGACGCATTGTCAAAGATAAATCAAGACCGACAACTTCGGGCTATGGATACTCGTCAAGGACAACAAAAATCATTAGAAGCATATCTATCTGAACAACGTCAAATGCAATGGGAAAAAGAGAAGTTCTCAGCACAGCAATCACTTGAACGTGCTAAGATGGCTTCTGATAACGCTCGTCAAGCCGCAGCTACACCTGTTACATATTCATGGGCTAAGAATGGTGCTGGTGGTTATAACACAACTGGTGGAGTTGACCTTGCAACAGCAGTCAGGTCTCAAGGTGGTGGTATTTCGAACCTAGTATCGCTACTTGCAGCTGGTTCAGCAGGCGACCGAAAAGCAGCTACATATTACATGGACAACGTAGGTAAGAACCCAGTAGCCGCTTACAACTACCTAGTTAAAAACACAGGAGCCTTCTACAAGGGTGGAGGATTCTAATGGCTGGATTATGGGAAAGCAAAAGCAAGAACGATAGCGGTTCTAATCTTTGGGGTTCCTCAAGTGGCAAGTCTGTATATGAAGAATATGGAGGCTCACAGGAGGCAGATTCACGCCCAGCATACGAAGACCTTACTGATGAAGAAAAGAAACTCATTCAGGGCTACAATGATGAAGTAAAGAACAAAGATGGATTTAAGTCATCTCGTCAAATATGGGATAACATTTTAAAAGACGAAAATAACCCAGAGTATGAAAAAGTAAAAAAGCTTGACCCTTACATCATTAAAGATGATAAGCAGATAAAATATACTGAGTCATTCGGTGAAGGCGTAGTACGCAACATCAATAACATTGGCAACTTTGCAGATGAATCTAACAAAGCATTCATGGGCGGAGCTGTTGAAAGTGCCGCTAATGCAGTAAACTTTGTTGGTTCAGGTTTTAACCAAGATGAAACAACTAAAAGAACTGCTGATTTTATGGATACAGCCGGTCTTAGAGACAAACAAACTGGTCTTACTTCGCTTGAATCTACAAAGGTAGGTTGGGATGGTGTTAAACAAAAGACACCAGATGAAATACTAGCTGAACAAATTCAAAACGAAACTGGTGCTTATTCTAAAGCAGGTAAGATTGCAGGCGATAGCCAACGCATAGCCGCTGATATCATGACTACATTTATCCCAGGTGCAGGTGCTGAAAAAGTTTTTCGTGGTATTGGTTGGGTATCTAAAGCCTCAAAGGGTAGTGCATTAGCTCGTACAGGTGCTAACGTAGCCGCTAACGTGGTTGGTGGAGCCGCAGCTACAGGAGTGGGTGCAATCAAAGACCCTACACAGCTTACACCAGAGAACATTGGTGCTAATACAGCAATAGACGTAGCTATCGGTTTAACTGGTAGTGGTCTTTCCACACTTACTCGCACAATGAGAACGGCTAAAAACTCTAAACAATTAGCTACGGCACTTGAACAATTAGACTCTGCTGAACTTCCTAAGACATTCGCTGACAAGTTGAATGCTCTTAAGGGTGCTGATATGAGTGGTAAGAACTTCCAAAAAGAGGTTGATAACATCCTTGAAGAAGCACATAATACTAAGAAGTTTGACGTTCTATCTGACGGTGCTACAGCAAGCAACACTAACATCAAGACTCGTATTACTGATATCGACCGACGTATGTCTGAGGTTGATACACCTGAGTATCAAGCGAATAATGGTCTCCTTAATAAAGAAGCCGCTGACGCTAAATACGAAGAAATGATGTCTGATGTGCAGAAAGTCCCTGGTATGCCAGAGGCTTCTAAAGCTATTGCTGACGCTGATGACCAGATTAAATACTACAATGACCTTCGTGTTAAAAATCCACTAGCTCGTAAAGTAGATGACATTAAGACTAAACTAGATGACATTGAAGCTAAACGTGCAAGCGACCTTGAAAACCTAAAGCAGATGGCAGATGACCCTAACAGTGGTTTTGCTCCTGACGCTTTCCCAGACCTGTCTACAGAAGTTAACAAACGATATGATGACCTAGCTAAAGCACAGCAAGGACGTATTGATGAACTCTTACAGAAAGACCCAGAAGGTGCCGTAGAAGTACAAATGCTTGATGAAGCAGAAAAGACTGTACAGACACAAAAGATGGACGCACAGCAAGCTATCGACAACGTAGCTAATAAACAAGCAGAGATTGCTCGTGCGGAAGCTAGTAAGATTGCTCAAACACCTAATGAAGCTAAGATTGCAGAACATAAAACATTCCTAGAACAGAAAAAAGCTAAACTTGAAAGTCGATACGAAGACGCAGGTAAGCGTTACGAGAACGACAACAAATCACTTAAAGATGTTGACGAAGAACTCATGTATATGCAAGATGGTACTCACCCTCTCATTGCAGACGGTGCTTCCAAGTCTAAACAGTTTACTCGCTACCAAGAACTAAACTCAGAACGTGCTAAGTTTGAGGCTACTGAACTAAAGACATCTAACCCAGAAATTCCTAAGACTGAGGGACAAACCGCTCAGGTTCTTGATGATGCCCTAGAACAAGTATCTAATACTACTGTTGGTGCTGGTGCTAAACTAGGACGTATCTGGACACAACCTGCTAACTGGTTACGCTCTGCTGGATTCAGCAAGCTAGCCGACCAACGTAGTGACGCTATCTTAGCCTACAACAAACAAGCCTATGGTATTAAAGAAACCGTTAAGGAATGGGGAACTGTTGCTAAGGGTAATAAAAGTAAAGACCTTTTCCAAGCCGCTAATGGTGACGCTGGTGCATTCAAACGCCTTACCCCTGGTGGACGTAAGGTTGTTGAAGAATGGCAAACTGCCCGTAAAGAACTTGGTAAGCAAATGGGACTCCCAGATGAACTACTTGCACAAGACTACTACATTCCTCACCTATTCGTAGACGCAAGCAAACAGCCTAAGCTACTTGAAATCCAACTACGACTAAAGAAAGCACAAGAAGCACTTGACTCTGGTAAACTTGAAGGTGGAGACCTCAAGCGTAAAGAGACACACATCAATAAGCTGAACGAACAGATTAAAGAGATGGTTGGTAAAGATAACGTAGCTAAGTATGAAGACTTCATTAAAGAAAATGGAGACTACTCTAACCGATTCTTGAAGAAACGTGAAGGTGCTGAGGGCTACAAGGAAGACTTCTGGAAAGCTACTGACTCATACATGAACGCAGCTAATACTAAAGTAAACCTTGAACCTACTATGCAAGCCTTTGCGAATGCTAAAGAGTTGACACCAGAACGAGGTGCTCAAAAGTTCTTCCAAGCTGAGATTGACAAAATGCGTGGTACTAAAGCAGACGTAGACCGTAACTTGGACGATTGGTTTAACAGCTTAACTGAAAACCTTCCTGGTTCTGCTCTCACAACTAACTTGGGTACTAAGAGCCTACGTGGTTTCCGAAGTGCTATGTCGCTATCCCACATTGGTTTCTCTGCTACATCAGCAGTTAACACACTCTCACAGGTGGCATTACTACCAGGGTCTCTAAACTTAGATGGTTCAATCTATGGACTCTTTAAAGGTATGACACTAACTGGTAAACTTGCTAAGAACACACTGACTCGTACTGAGACAACTGAGTTTAAGCACATGGCTCGTATGGGCGTATTTGAAGGGTCTTCACACATCCTTCCTGAACAAACACTGAACAAATACACTAATATGGGAAACAAATTTGCTTATGCTGGTATTACTGGTGCTGACCGATTCCTACGTATGTCTACTTACTATGGTGCTAAACTTAAAGCTGACCGCATGGGTCTAGATGAGATTGCTTCTGAACGATATATTTACGAAAGAGTAAACGAAGTCAACCAGAACTTTAGCAAGCTAGAAACACCTCACGCTTTTAAATCACAAGTCGCAAAGACACTGGGCTCAATGGTTACATTCGTTCCTGGTATGGTTGTACGTAGTGCTGAAATTGGTGCTAAGTCAATTAGGGGTGGTGCAGATATTATTGGTCACGGTCTTAAGGGACAATCAATTACTCGTGCTGAGTTCATGAAAGACATTGATGACATTTCTAAGGGAGTCTTCACACTAGGAGCAATCTATGGTGTAGGACAAGTTATCGGTAACGTAACGGGACAAGATGAAGTTGTACCTAACCCATTCAACGCACAAACATACAGCTCACCAGCACTACAGTTTATCTTCGGTAGCGAGTACAAGACTGGTGTCATGGGTGCGTTCACATCACAATCAGGAGACAAGTATTCTGAATCAGGTGATAACATTACTCGTACAGAACGTCAAGCTGAGTTCTTTACTGAACTTCTACCAAGTTTCTTAATACCAGGTTATTCACAAGGTAAGCGTTCACTCGAAGGTATTAAGGCTAGCGAACAAGGATACTCTGAAACTGACAAGGGTGGTATGAGGTTTCAAACTAACCCAGAAAGTGATTTACAGCGTAACATCTTTGGTCAATACTCTACACCAGAAGGTCGTGAATACATTGACAACATGGGCAAACCAGGAGGCGGTGCATTAAGTGAATCTGATTCACAGGCTGTAAAGGACGCTCCCGCAGGACTTCAAGACCAGTACTATCAATTCTTTAAAGCAACTGATAAGATAACTGGCAGAACTGACGCAAACAAAGAAGTAACTAAGTTATTCAAAGAGGGTCGTCCTGAAGCCGCTAAGAGAGCCGCCAAAGCATACAACGACAAGGTTGACCAGAAACTTATAGACTTCTATAAGAAGTATCCTGACCTCGATACTGAGTTGAAAGACCAGTTAACAAGCAACGTATATATTACATTAACTAAACGAAGTGAAAGCACCAGAAGTAAAACAGATGAATAATATTACAAAAAATATTCAACGTGCACGACCAAAGTTAAAACTTGTTTCGCCACTAGCATATTCAACTGTGTTAATAATGGCTATATTCAATGTAGTATTAGGATTAAGTTTCTTGTTTACTATAGATGATAGTAGATTGGCAGCGTCTTTATTAATTGTAAATGATATATTTACGTTTAAATTTTGGGGCATAGTCTTTATTCTTATAGGATTATTAAAATTATTTGCTCTTTGGTCTAATAATTGGAATCTTGCAAGAAAAACTTTATTTATAGGCGTATCAGTTAAAGCCGCATGGATGGTTGCCCTTATTATAAGAGTATTTACTCACTCTGGAACAATATTCTTAACTTTGTTATGGATTACAGTTGCATTGTTGCAGATGGCGTCTTATATTTGGTTTTTTCCACCAGCTAATGCAGAGCCTAAAGATATTAAATTGGATAAAAAGTAATGAACGAATCACTATATGTACCGTTAATTTCTGCTATTAGTGGCATAGCTATTGCTTACATTGTTAATGTTGCCTCTAAAAAGGTACAAAAGATTAGAGCAGAAAAAGAACCAAAAGATAGAATGGAACAAATGTTTGATGGGTATGAAAGACTTATTAAACAGAAAGATATAGAAGATGGAAGGAAGGCGAAACTGATGTTAGAATTAGAAGATGAACTATCTGATACTCGTGCTATGGTACGTAAACTAGAAAACTCTTTAGCTATTACACATCAAGAACTTGGACTTTCTCGCAAGGAAAATAAAGAGTTGAGAGATATGTTAGTTACTATGCGTAAAGAATATGAACTATTTAAAGACCAAGCTATTGACGGAATAATAGGAAATGGTTATAATAAAACTAATAAGGAATAATATGGCAAATAACGTAGACTATAGTAAAAACTCACCCAATTATACTGGAAACGCTTCTGTACGAGGAGCTTTCGGATACCCTCGCTCCATTGATACCATTACGATTCACTGGTGGGGAGACCCTAACACTAACCCTAGCTATGAGGGTGTTATTGCATGGCTTTGTAATCCCCGTTCACAAGCCTCTGCCCACGATATCATCACAGGTACAGGTAGTCGTGTAGCAGTCATTGTTGACTATTTAGACGCAGCTTGGCACGCAGGTAACGCCAAGGGTAATGCAACATCTCTAGGGTTTGAATGTGACCCTCGTTGTCGTGATGAAGACTATGAAGCAGTAGCCCAAGACGTAGCAGAAACATGGCGTTATTACGGACGAGAGATTCCCCTTGTTCCTCACAACTCATGGAAAGCTACACAATGTCCTGGTAACTATTACCTTAATCGTATCGCAATTCGTGCTCGACAAATCAATGCCCCAGCACCAGTAACACCTACGCCTCCTGCTATTAAGGAAGTCGCTCGTGATGTATATAACCCTGTTAAAAAGTTTGTATTCACCCAAGACTGTATTCTAGAAGGTATTCCTAATGGTGGAGACGCTGGTAATGGTAAAGTATTCAAGGCTAATGAACAAGTAGACATCAAACAAAAACTCACTATGAGTGATGGCTCTGTATGGTATCGCACTCAATACAGCTCTGACAAAGAACTAGCACAAGGTTTCCGTTCAGCTAACGCAACTCCATTTGTTGAAGTTCCAGCAGTTGCAGAGTGGATTCGTAACCTTAAAGACATCACAGACGTTAAACTTTCTGTACTTCCAGCTGGCGGTGCTAAGGTAATCAACCTTATAACACTAGAGCCACTCAAAGACGTTCTGATTGCTAAGGGTACACAAGTAGACATAGCTAAAGAAACTATTGTAGGTGGTGTTAAGTTCCTAATTTCAAGTTACTCAGCTAATGGTAATATCGCTAATGGTATACTCGCAAGCGAACTTGGTACTCCTTTAGAGGTTCCAGTAGAGGAAAAGCCAGAATGGTTGAAGAACCTACAAGACATTGAAGACAAGGACTTCTGGACACGTTCAGAGACACCTGTACTAGACATTGTAAATGGTAATGTTCTCCGTCGTTTACCTATCAATACAAAGGTTCGTGTAACCCACGCTACTCAGATAATCGGTAAAGACCTACTTGTTCTCGAAGGCAGTAAGGAAGTTATTGAAACAGTATACCTAAGTGATACTGAAATAAAGAACCCTGATACTGACCTAGAACAACGTGTAAGTGTACTTGAAAAACTAGTTGCTTATGTGATACAATTCTTAAGTAACCTATTTAAAAACTTTAAGTCATAAGGAGAATAGCATGAATAAAACCACACTCGTAGCATTTTTGAAAGAGCTAGCTCGTCTAGTTATCTTCTCACTACCTGGTGCGTTGATTCTACTGTTTACCCAGAGTCCTGAACTCGCTGGTGCATATGGAGTTCCAATCCTATACATCCTCCGTTCTATCGACAAGGGTATCCACGAAGATGAAACCACAACTGCTAAGGGACTTGTCCCATTCTAAAAAACTAAATAGGAGGCAATATGACACTAGGAGTAATCCTTTTAGCCGCTCTCATCGCACTCATAGCAGGTTTAGTTGTGGCTCTAGTCGGAATGATTTTCGACAAGACACCTAACAACAAATATGCTTGGATTGCTGGTGGCTTAGTAGCACTAGTCGTCTTCGTAGCCCGTCTTGGACTATTGTAGATAAAATCAAGAAAAGAAAAAGCCCTTAGAGAAATCTAGGGGCTATTCTTGTTTTTGGCTAGGGGTATAGAATCCTAGCCTAAGACGAACGGTGTGTTGTGTAAGAACAATGTGCTTAGTACTTGCGTACTATATTAGGTATTATAGCACACTTGATACTATTTGTCAAGCTTCAATTTGAAAGCAGGCACATCGTACTTACTTGGGTCAAGTGTTTTATGCGTATCATTTACACGGTTATACCAGACTGTCTTAATGAAAGCCTTGGTAGCACCTTTAGTAGATGGCATAACAGCTATAACTATGTTACAACCGTGTACCTCGAACTTACTCCTGAGTAGCATTTTGATTGGCTTAGATTTCTCTAAGTCATATTCTATCTCAATGGGTATATAGTCGTCTGTATGAAGTGTTTTCATCTTAGAAATATAACCATACCTATCTACCTCTGCTTGGCGATGGGCATGTTTACTCCAACTAAGTTCTACTTTTGTAGATGGATATTTAAAGGTTATTGGAAAACCTAATTCTCTGTGATATAGCTTTAGCATGAATCTCCTTCCGTGCAAAGTTAAAAGAACCCCCTACAATTAAGTAGAGGGTCTTTATTTAGAATAGGGGGTATAAGGGGGTTTAAGGTACTATCACCACAACCGAAGTTATGATGATATTCCCAGCCACAAACTTTGAAAGGATGAAAGAAAGCTTATGACTAGGAATATGGCACAGAATAACAGAATCGAACTGCTGTTAAGAGGTTTGGAATCTCTTGTCTTACCATTAGACCAATTCTGTACATGAAGGAAGGTTTTTTGGACAGAAACCAGCCGAAAACTGCTCAAGTGAATGATTAGGTGTACACCTCTCAAGTCTCGCTTCTTGAGTCGTTGATTCTACTTACAAACTCCAAGTACTAGTCGGTATGTAAGCAACGTGCTGTCGCAACCAGCCGAAGTGTGAACATATGTTGATGGCTCATACCTTTAGGGTACTCGCCACCTTGCCCTACTGCTTAAGGTGAGTAGGCAACCTATGCGTTAATAGATGTATATAAAAGATGTAGTAGGTACTGTTCTGTAATTAGGAGTGGTATTGGCTCGATAGCCCCATCCCATTTCAGATATATTTACTGTAGACCCATTCACGGACTCCACGTAAGCTACGTGTCCATAAGGACCGCTAGGAGAGTAAGCTATAGCACCTGCTACAGGATTACTTCCTACGTTATAGCCAGCATTTATGGCTGCTTGGTACCAACCTACTGCATTACCCCAATATCCGCCGATATCAGGTCGTTTCTCTTTTACCCACCACGTACACCAACCATAGGCATAGCTGTTAGCACCACCAGAAGCTCTGTATGAGCTTGTTTGTGTGGATGTGGCTACTGACCCATTTTGTGTACTAGGAACGCTCACAGGAGCTATTAAGCCCCTCTCAGCTAATGTCTCGTCCGTGCTAGGGACTGTGATAGTATCACCGACATTTAATTGGTCTTGGTTTTGCAACTGTTCATTCTTTTGCCAGATACGAACCCAATTAATTTGGAACTTCTCTGCTATGACAGTAAGATTGTCGCCTTCTTGCACTACATAGGTAACTACCTTTGGAGTTTCGGGTACTACAGTTTCCTGTTTGACCTCGACTTTTTCTTCCTTCTTAGGTGCTTCGGCTTCTTTTTTAGCCACTATACTCGTCTGTGTAGACTGATATAATGGTTGTGACACTGGTGTCCATGAGTTGCCCCAGAGGAACGGTGCTACTGCTGTCACAGTTATTGTTGTGAGTAAGTCACTCATAATTTGCCAAGGTATGGATTACCTCAACTTAAAATTCTCCCTTTAATTTAGAACTCTACAGTAATCGTAACGATTTCATTACCGCTCTATCTATGAGAACCATCTGTATTTCAGGATGGTAAATCCTCATGCGGTTTAATTTCGTCTTTGATTTGCTATCGAGATAACCCTTGACTTCATGATATTCAACCTCTCCATTAAGGTGTTTAACCTTGAAATCAGGGGTGTAAGAGCGAACACCACGCCTGATTCTTTCAAACCAGAACGTGTCAGGTTCGTACTCCCACTGAACTATTTTACCATTTACTAGCTCTGAGTCAAGGTATTGTGCGTAGCTAAGTTCCCATGAGGACTTTAAGTAATACTTTTTGTCCCCACTCGTGTACCAACCTTTTTTAGTAGTTGGACCGTTATATTGCCTCTGCATGTTGCTCAAAATCTAGCTCGTCAAACTCGTTGACGGTCTCTGGTACTAGTTGTTTAATCTTTGACATAATGTTCTCCTTATCTTTTTAGTGGTGTCTCATAATACACGCTTGAAAATAACCCAGGTTCTCTACCCACTACCTCGAAGGAATACACTGTAGTACTCCTCTCCTCATAATGGATATGAGGCAGGTTTCACGGATTACTCTCTACAAGTCTAGCGTTCTACGAAAAGCGTACTCGGTTAACGACACTTTTGGCTTTTGTTTTTTGCTTCCCTTTTTACGGTTGCATAATACGTGAGTCGGTTGGAGGTTTTCTTTATCGACAAGGTTCCTCCCCAACCGTCCTACTACGTGGTCAACTTCCATATCAGAGAAGTGAACTGGTAGAGCACATATTCCACAGATATAATAACCTTGGTGGTCGGGTGGATTCTCTCGAACCCATTCCCGACGCACTTTTAGCCATTCGTTAGTACGTTTACCCATAGAACTAATGATACAATACCTGCTAGGACAAGTAAACTACTAAAGATTAGTGTTACACGTTGCCAAAGCTGAATGTACTGGTATCTGACTATTTCTCTTTTGGGAGTGTTGCTTCAACTAACTTGACGATAGCGTCACGGTTAGCTTTGTCTGCAAACAGTACGTCTGCAAGGACACGGCGACCTACATCGGTCAAGTTACCTGAGTCGCTAAGAACTCCTGATTCACGAAGGATTCGTTCGTCTTTAGCTAGTGTTGCGTAACGGATTTTTTCTCGGATAGTTGTCATATTGTTTAATTCCTTTTCTGATTGACTAGTCGTCATCATGGTTTAGTGTTTTGAACTGCTTTGATACACGGCAGAAATTCGTGTCTACTACTTGAGCGATACGGTTAGACTTTTGGAAAGCCTCGTATGCTACCTTATCGACTGTTGCGACAAGGCTAAGTAGGTCTTCGTACTGTTGTGCCATTAAGACATCAACTTCTTCACTTGTGTAACAATTGTTACAGCTTTTTGTTTCTGGAACTGTTACTCGTGATGGAACATCAGGTGTCGAAACTGCCTGTGTAACTTTAGCCTGTGTCGGGTTATACCGTTTCAGACCTTTCACTGAGAACTTGCTCTTTCCACTGAAGCCTTCGTCACCTGAGTCATTTTCTACACGGTAAGGGAACTTTGAACCCTTAATGTATTCTGTAACTTCAAATGTACCAGCTTCAGGAAACTTCCGTAGGGTAACTTGCGTTCCCACTGGGTATAGAATCTTTGACATTCTTATTCTCCTTTAGTTGTTGTTGTCGTCTCAAGCCACCCAACCTTTGTATTTCTCGTGCTTTCTCCTGGGTCATCTTTTTCAGACCTTTGGGGACTTTAATTCGTCCTCCTTTAGCAGATACATACTTTTGTTGTGCTTCTGAGTTTGAGGCAAAGCCTTTGGTAGCGTTACCCATTAAAGGATGTTGATTCCTTTAACTCCATCTGTTGATGAATGACTCGACTCTTTACTGCGTCAATCAAGTCAGAGATGTTGTACGAAAGCCCTACGAGCTTATTCTCTGCTTGTTTAGCGGTAATGAGCACATCGTACTCAGCCGACGCTTCTAATACTCGGAGCTGTTCAGCGTCTCCTTGCGTTTTACCGTCATCCCTCAGTTTGAGGTATCCTTTGGCTTTTGCCTCTGTGAATGCCTTTTCAGCTCGCAGAGCCTCGGTCTTAGCGTTGGCAACGTAATTACCAAGCCCTGCTTTGTAAGCCGCTAGGCGTACACCAATTCTTGTAAGGGTATCACCAGAAAACTCGTCTATAGCGTGTTCGTTTAGTTTTTGAATTTCAGCTTCAAGGGCTTCTATGATTGCGTTCTGGTTCATCTACTCCTACTTTCTTAGAATGGTATTTCACTGAGGTCGATTGGTGCACCATCCTCAATGTCTTCTAGTATAGTGTCTTTCTTAGGTGCTACATCTGCATCGACTGCAATAGCAATAGCCTCTAAGAGTTCTAAGACACGCCCACTGTCAGCAGATGATTCAGGTTTGGAAGCTGTTTCATTGCCTGCATATTCGGGGTTTACTTTCTTGAACTTGAGGAAAGGACCATGTGGACCATTTTGCTCAAAGGTATGACCGTGTAGGGTCTGACCTACATAAGGAGCGTCTGTCTCTGGCTTCTGACTTAGTTGTACAAAGCCTTCTACACCTTCAAGCTTGAGGGCATATGGTTGCATTGTACCGTACTGTGTATCATAGGCAGCCCGAGGGTCTACAGAGATAATCTTATAGTCTTTATCTTGCACTATTGTTCTCCTTCCTATTTTATTTCTGAACTAATGTCAATGACATCGTTCATGTAAAGCTTCCACTCATTGTCTTCCCAGTTAAAGATGTCTAGTCCCTCTACTGTCCAGCCGTGAAGTTGCAAGATGTAAGCGTAAAAGCTTAACTGCAACCAATAAGAGCCTAATGTAGTGTTTGGAACTTGTCCCTTAAACGGAGCTTTGATGGTTTCTGGCTTGTTAATGGTGTGGTTAGTTTTATAATCCTGAACTCGACAGATTTTCTTCTTCTCGTCCACGATTAGTAATCTATCAATGAAGCCACACAAACCGTGTGTCTCATCGGCTACGAACACCTCGTAACCAGCTTTTTCATCCTCTCGTCCCTTGTAGAAAGCTTCCACAATAGGTTGGAGAATCCCGTTTTTAGTGAGAGCGGACTCATTAGTACCCTTAGTGTGCAAGGACAGCTGTAGGTACTTGCCATAAAGCTCTAGAGCATTATGGACTGCTGTCCCCAAGGTTGCGGAAACGTCGCCATTAAGAGACCACATATCTTGGATATCTTTTTGGGGAACGTCATGCTTCTTTGCGAATGATTTACTGATAGCGTCGCTATCGAACTTACTCTTGTAACGTCCTGCAAATACACTACCACTTAGATAGTCTTTGCCATCAGGAGTAATATACTTATGGGCTACCTTATCAAATAGGACTTCAACGCCTGTTAGCTTAGAGAACAACTTTTCATAACTAATTTTCTCAGTCGGCACATTGTTTCCTACAGGTTGGGCAACCTTAAGTTCTTTTCCTGGTTCACAGACACGATTCCAAATCTCCGTCATACGAGAAAGAGCTAACTCTTGGGCTTCTTCATAACTTTTTCCCTGAGCCTCAATCTCTGGTTGGAGGTTTGCATATTGTGCTGTTGGAATTACACCAGTAAGTTTTACTGTTATTAATTCACTCATATTTTTCCTTTCTTAAGGATAATATTGCCAAATTGTTAATGAACCACCGTCATCTCTGACTATGTTACCATTGTAGCACACGATTAACTTTTTGTCAATAGTTCCTGTGTCTTTTCTCGGAACTTTTTGTCTATTCTTTGTGCCTCTGCACTTACTTGGAACGTCCGACGATTAATGCCAAGCAAATACAGAGTGTGTAGCGAGCGAACTCGACTTAATGCAACATAACCCATACCTCCTACGAATGCATTACTTAAATCTATTTCTGCACTGTCAAGGGTCATACCCTGAGACTTGTGAACTGTGATAGCGTATGCTAGACGGAGAGGAATCTGCGATAGACTCGCCCCTCCACTAGTATGTTCCCATTCTTCTGGACCGATACCATGAACTCCTCCGCTTTGGAACTGGACAACAGGTAAACCACCAACACCAAAACGTATTACCGTTCCAATGCTTCCATTTACCCATCGTCTCATAGAGTCATTTTTAACAGTCATCACGAGTGCTCCTACCTTCAACTTTAGGATTTCAGGGGCAAGGACGTTCTCCTGAAGCCGGTTAAGCTCCATTCGGTTCCTTGCTTTGCTAGTCCTAAGAAAGTAGTGAGTATCTCCCTTTAACTTTGATAATTGTGCTTCATTTTCTTGTTCTACGTCCCTGTTAAGAGTGTATAACTTAGTGATTGGACCTTTCGGTTTCTTCCCTAAACGAGCCTGTAGCCATCTGAGGTGCTTCATCTTTAATGTGCCAGCCCTCATTGAGTTGAGAATGTCTGTTAATTCAGCGTCCTCAGCTCGGTGTTGTTCTTCTAGGTAACAAATAGCTAGGTCTAGTTCTACAAATGCTTTAGAAGCAGTAACGAACTTGCCTTCGCCATTT